TTTTTGCCCTAAGGTGGATGATGCATACATGAGGAATAGCCCCAATCCACCGCTGATACCCTGCGATTCTGCATATTGAAGCAGTTCGCCTGTAGTATCGAAATCCGTCCCATGCGTCACAGCACCACGGAATTCCGCTGCTGCACGCAGTACCGCGGATAGCACCCAGATGGAGTTGGGCGAACTAATCCACGCGGTATACGCGCTGCGCGCTGCGGGACGGACGCCACCCATGTTGCCCTCAAGCAGACCAGGGACCGTGAAACGGAACGTTTCAAACAGGGGTAGCTGGATGTAATGTTCAGATGCGGTTAGGGAAACTGCTTCTGCCACACATGCCTTAAAGTGTGCCGCCGTCTGGCAAACCGCATGTAAAGCCATGTCGAACTGGTTGTACATGCGCCCGCGGGTGACCAAATCCTGCAACGTTGCCTTAACCACGTTGTAGTCATTCCACCAGCGGAAGCGATCAGCGGCTGGGTTCACGTTGAATCCAATGCGATCGCTTAGCTGCGGCGACGACGCTGCCAACGGTATGCCATCGCTACCGTTAAGCTGGCTCAGGGCACTAGCAAGCACTGCCGCTTGTTGTGGCGTCATCCCTGGCCACTCAATTCTTCTGTAGCCAGCGTTCTCGTTGACTACAGGAGTCGCAACTACGTCAGGCTCGAGATCGTAGCTGGGCTCAACGTCGATTCCGAACGCCTCACGGACGGTGACTGCAACGTGTCCATCGTTGTAGTAGTCGTCGTCAAGGCGAGCCGGACGCCCACGAAGCTCGAGCAACATGAGTTTTCTCACGAGATTGTAAACCAATCCCAACTCGCTGCTCTTGCTATCCTCCAGGGCTTGCACCATAGCAGGAATGTCGCGGGTCGACACTTTGGGGTGATTCTTCGCATCTCTGCCCCACGCACTCGCAACCCACATAAGGTGCTCGTCGAGGTAGGTCGCACAGATCCCACTGTTGTCCATGATAGGACCCACAAGATCTGCTTGGA